AATGTTGAACGTCAGCCCCTTGCGCGTCTAACCACAAAGCCCAATCACTTGTTTGGGTGATCTCAGATACATCTGGATGCGCTGATTCGATTTTCGCGAAGTGAGCATCGTGTAACTTTTGATCTTGTAGGCTTTGCCTAGCCCGTTCTGCTGCTGTTAAAGATTCGTTTGTTCTTCCAATCTCCGCTCTTAGTGCTTCGTTATCATCGATGAGTGGCGCAAAATCGGGGTAATCTTCCCGTAGCTGCGTTATCTTCGAGTCATCTCTCTGCTGATCTAAGACTTGACCTTTCAAGCTACCAACAGCCGATACGAGTTCTGCGTTTTTTTGCCGCAGTTCGCTTGCCTCTTGGTTGCTCTTAGTCATTTTCGCCTGAGCGCCTTTCATCGCACGTTCCGCTTTGTCGAGTCTCGACATAAGGACGTCTAGCTCTGATGGTTCTTCGCCGCCATCTTCATCTTCGCTAGGAGCTTCTGCCTCAAATTCCACCTGTTCCGGCTGCTCGTCGGGGGCTTCCTGGGTGATTTCTTCTTCAGCCATCTGAGTGTCCACTGCCGTGGGTTCAGACTGCTGCTTCCTCAAATCATCCATCATTTGATTGGCTTCTTGTTCTAATCGCTCTGGGTCATTTCTATTTGCCATTTGTCACGAGTCCTTTTGGATGTTCGTTTTAAAGCGCAGATATCCGATTGGCACGGGTCTGCGTATTTCCTAGTACAGCTTTCGCTGAACTTTCTAGCCCAAGCATGAATCCCAACTCGTTGAGTCTTCCTTGCTCGAACCTAAAATTCGTTTCATCTGCTATCGCTAATCGTTTTTGAGAATCCTCAAGCCGATTACATAGGAGGTGCTGGAGGTGGTCCCATTGGGGCTGCGTTCTGAGCCATAGGACCGCCCTGGCTTGCTCCGGCGATAGCTTGATTTTGGAGTGCTTGTTGTTCAGCTTGTAATTGCTCCGTCGATTTAAGTATTTCGTCAGGATCGATATCCATGCTTTTAGCTATGTCTTTAAGCAGTTGACCGCGATCCACTAAAGCTGCATCCAGAGGGTTACTTACAAGGCTTAAAAACTGCAACAGTCTCTGAGATTGAACTTCTTTTTGTACAAGAGCTGTGCTGCCTCTGGGAACTATTTTTAAATCTCCCTTAGCGTCCTCATCGGTTCCGAATTCCATGTTGTAGTGGAATAAAGACTCAACCATTGGTTCTAACAAAAAGTCATCTATGTTCTTTATCGTTGATTTAAGCGCAACGTTTGCAGCGCCCATTAACATCGACATGCCGGTAGCTGTTTTGTTGAGTGATCTAGTTTGCTCCCCATGCGTATAAGAGGGCAGGGACGTAGTCTCATCCGCAAACCTTCTGAACAATTCAACTATCTGATTCAATCCGTTAGCGTTAGCTACCGGCTGATAGAATCTAACCGCTGGCATAGAGCCATCACCGCCGCTACGAAGAAAGACTCTCCAAGGATGTATGTCCGAGGGGTCTTCGCCATCAGCAAGCAAATCAGTGTTAACTTCTACGAGAGGACCGGAGGACAGCGCCATGTTGTCGATCCATATCCTGGTCGCGGCATTCATCGTAGTTTGAGAGTCCCGCATCATTGCAGGAACACCGGTTCCCCAGAATGCGTGAGGTGATTTCTCGTAGGGAAAAATCATGTAAGGGATCTTGTAACCCGCGATAGGGTTAAGCATGATCTTTAATACTTTGTCTTGGCAGATCCAGATGCAGACAGAGAAATCGTCAGACAGGTCAGCGCCTTCTTCAAACTCAAAACCCTCTTCTTTGAGTTCGTGACCGTCGATGCTGCCCCAGTACTCTAGTACTTCGTATCGCCCAGATTCACCATGCTCGTTAATGCCTGAGATCTTTCTGCGAGTTCGTTCGTGATCCTCTTCCTGATGGTTGCCATCTCTGCTTTGCTTTAAGATGTATTTAACAATCTCTGCATCGAAACCAGGAAGGTTTGACAACTCTTTAAACTGTCGCTTGGTTAAAATATGACGCCGGTATAAACCGTCACAATCGTCTAACGAAGTGCAGTAGGGATCAGGGTAAAGATCAAAAATACTCACAGACTCTAAGTCTGGCGCTGGCTGTTCTATCTCTGAAAGCGCGAAACCTTCTTCCCCTGTGTTAGGGTCCACCATTTTGCTATAGCTCTTTTTACGATCAATCCTGACCGTTCCGGCTTTTATAGCACCGCTTCCGAAGATGCAGCTTTCCATGATGGATTCTTTTAACTTCTGTTCAGCGTTAATGTCTTGGAGCTGATCCAGAATAACGCTGGTCATTTTTTCGGCAGCGGCATCCGCGATCTTTTTTTCTACTTCCTTGAATTCGCTCTCTAGCTCCTTCATCCGAGCGATCACGATATCTTGGTTTGCCGCCGGGTCTAATCCGCTTGCTTGTATAAGCTGTTGCTGCGCGGCTTCTCGAAGCTGCATCGCTTTAATTGGATCTATCTGGGGAATTTCAGTGGACTGTACCGCAAAGTAAGCATCGCCATTTTGAAATAATAGGTCGATGATTCGCGAATATGCCGCCATAACCTTAGTACGTGTTAAGCCGACAAACACTTTGCTCTTAGACCCAGACTCTGCCAGCCTGGCTAGGACGTCTGGCTCATAGATAGCATTAAACTGACGCAGGTCTTTAAGCCACCCGTTTTCTGTTTCTTTACGGGCGTCTTTATATTCTTGGTACTGGCTCTTCAGGCGAGTTCCGAGATTGACTATCTCTGAATCTTGCTCACCTGACGGCTCTTGGTTTTCTGGTTCGATGAACTGGACTAGCTCACTCATTAATATCCTGCCACGCTATCAACTGATTTATACCTCTTTTGTATTCGAGGCGCCCTCGTTCGAGGCATTGATGCGAGTCCATGCATTGCAATAGCCAGAGCTATCACCCGATCATCATAGCACCCTCGCTGAGAATTAAAAGACCCTTTCTCATCAATGACATAGGTTCGTAATTCGTTAACTAACTCAAGGTCAGCAATGCCGCTTTCTTCCTGTCTAAGCAGTGACGCTAGGTTGTCGATGATTAGCGGTTTGGTTTTGCTCGTCGTGAGGAAACCACCACGCTTTGTGAGCTTATCTCCGTATGCGTTGTCTACTGTTGACTCAACGAATAGATTTGGATACTTCACCTCTTGAAGTCTTCGAAGCGTGGTTAGACCATGATTGTTTCTTTCGACGATAACGTATGCCATGTTGAACCGTTTACCCAACTGGCTAACCACGTTGCCCCATTCCCACGGGTCTATGTGACCGTGCCAGCATGCTACCTGCCTTCCTAGAGAGTCGAGTACTTGGGCGCAACTGTAGTCTCCGTAGTTGAGTCCTTCAGCAACATCGACGCCGATAACATAATTCTCATCTGGTATCGGTGGTAGCCACTCTTTATAGCTACCTTTTTCTAGCGGCGTAATCAGTCCTTCTCGAATCTCCCCTATGAAGTCGGGGGAATAGCATTCGCTTTCTGCAACAGCCAGTGCTTTCTCCTCTACGAAACAACGTCCAGAGGTCAGGAATGATTCAATCGGTGTGCTTGGATACTCTTGACGGAAGAGGTCTGTGCCACCAAGTTCGTCTAGCTTGGATCTACGGAAGCAGAGCTGCCCGTCATCCAGGTTGTACGCTTTAGCAATCTTGTCTTCTTCTGGCGTCCGTCTGAAGTAGGGGTCCGGCTTACGTGTGTACTCAGGCATCCAGAACCACGGGACGAAACAGGTGATCCATTCCGTTTCACCGCGCAAGCTCTTCATAACCTGGTCGTAATACCAGCCACCAGCGCCATTCGCTGTGGACTCTAGGATGACTTCACTGTCTGTACTGCCCACTGTTTGCAGCAAACCCGCCACAATATCGGCACCTTGGGGGTAAAAAGCTACTTCTGAGCCGTGAACAAAGCGATTTGTCTGCCCTCGACCCGTGTTTGTGGACCGTGCAGTACCTACCCTATATCGGGAATTCAGCTTGTCAAACACCAATGTTTGGGCTGATTGGCTAGAAATAGGGGGTTTAAACGCAGGATGAGGTATGTTTTCGTAGAAATGCCTAACCATATTGAAGATGGAGTTGGTAGATTCGGCTAGATGGGACAGTACAAAAGCGTTTGCGTTGCGATTCTGGGTGATTCGCCAGAAGAATCTGCCCTCGACATATGTTGATATACCCACCTGTCGGGCTTTTAGGACTAAAGCTCTTATCCTTCCTTGCTCTTTTAGCTGTTTCTCAAGCTGTTTGTGGATACTGAACTGTCCAGCATTGAGGATAAACGGCTTAACATCACCCTCTTTTGTAACAATCTTAAGAATGTTTTTAGCGTATAGCGGGAAATCCGAATTAAATTTACGCGCAACATCCTCAATCTTCGGTGTTTTTTTACTTAGCAATTTGTTTTACCCACCAAGTGAACATCGCTTCAGACAATTCGTTCCGCATAATATTGACCCTGTAGCAAACCAATCTGATATTGGTTTTGAGATAACCTATTTTGTTATCGATCCGGTCAATTGAAATGCATAGATCAGGGTTTTCGTAGGTGTAAGTCATTGGTAATCCGCTGATAGCGCAATAGCCTTTTTGTTTAGTGTAGACATCCTTTAAGTACTCAATGTCGAGATCGTAGCCAAAGCCCTTTGATGCGGATCTTGCCTTAGCCTTACGGAGCCTCAAGATTAAAAAGTTTTCTGCTGACTTCGTGGCTTCCTGCCGTTCTTGGATGTGAATACACGGATAGCAATATATGTTCTTGCTCTTATCCTTGACTACAGCCCCGCATGCTTTGCAAAGACGATCTTTAGCTGCCACTCATCACCCCTTGTCAGCGTCTCGAAAAGCCTCACAGCCTTCCTGCTGTTGCGTACAGCGATCTTTTCATCCATCGTCTTTGTGCCTAGCCCGATACAGCCCTGTACATCGTCTGGAAAGTTTGCGGCATGGATTAAAATATGACTTCTTCCTGGGACGTCTTGGATGTGCCAAGTATCACCGAACCGTGGACTTTCCCTCCAGCCCACCGAATAGGTTCCTTCAGGAATACAGCTAACGTTTATAGCGTTGTCAGCCCAAGGTTTCTCAATTGAGTAGAATCTCTGTGCCATTCCAAAGGCATCATTTACCGTCAAACAACCTAATGTTCCGTCAGGGTGATAGCAGAATCTCTCTAATTGGTAGGTGATCATTTAGGTGGAGGTTTCCTTTTCTTCTTTTTTTTCTTTTTGTTAACTGAGTAGCTCATTTTTTCGATTTTGCTCCAGCGCATTTCCATCTTTTTCGAGACAGATTGTTTGGTGTGTTTGGATCGTTTTGTTTTTTCTTCGGTAGATCCTTCTTTATCCCCAAGCTTCTAGCGCAGTAAGCATCACCTTTCTTCGTTCCTGGTTTAACTCTGCTGCCGCCGGACTTTGCAGCTCCTGCCTGTCCGTATGAGACCTTTTTGCCGGAGGCTGTGACTTTGACCTTAGCTTTACCCTTTGCTGGTGTAGGCATTATTTAGCCTTCTCCTGCGCCTTTTTAGAAAGATCCTTTTTATGGAACAAAGGCTTGCTGTTTTTAGTGTGCCTAGCCCCTGAATGGAGTTTTCCTGCCATCTTGTGAGTTCCTCCCGTATTGGGAGTTCCGTCTTTGAAGTAATGCTTTTGTCCTTTCATTCTGCAATCCTCTGAGGTTTTGCGTTGCCTAGCTTGGGTGGTGTCTCCCATTCTTCGCGGAAGGTCTCAAGCATTCCTCTAAGGTCTCTGCCCATAGGAAGATCTGCACGATTCCAGCCCGTCATTGTTGGCAGGTCTGGATCTTCTGCGTACAAATAACCACCGATTACCTGGTCGAACCTAGATACGTTGTGCCACTTGTCAAATGAACGCTGCTCTCGGTCTTCTTCCGGCTGATATTTCCCTGTTTCTGGGTATGGCTCTTTTCCTGTAACAAAGTCATATGAGCGTTTTGCCCAAGCCATATACTCTGGGTCAGCTAATGCCGTGCTTTCTAATTCTGCGTGACGTTCTGGGTCTCGAACCTTGAGCAAGTGCAGGGATTCTGCTGAGATCATCTTGTCTCTACCCGCGCCTTTGTATAGTGAGTCGTTGATAAAGATGATTGGCTGTCCTGTATCGCTGTCATCCCCCCACAGAGTCTCAGAATTACCTTTATCGGTAGTCCTAATTTCTACATTTTCGAGTAGCTTTTGCCTTAAATTCTTTTCTGCCATGCCTTATGCCCCCCAAATTTCTGTCAGAAAAACGATAGTCTTTTTCTGACAGTAAATTGTCACTTTCTCGTAGGTCAAATACGTAATAGTTGGAATTTTTATTCTTTTTTTACCGGGTACTCTCATAAGGACCGCCCCCTATTTTTTCGACCATGCGGTAACACTTAGTGCAATAGTGCAGCTCATCCTCTGCAACCCAGGTATTCTTCCCACAATTAGCGCAAGCCACTGCATAGCGTTCCTTTCCGTCATATTCTCCATTTCTGTCAGGTACTCTCATAAGCTATGCCCCCCCTCAAAAGTGGTCCTGGTTAGAGCGATGCCACTTATGTAACTTGATAGATTGAGGCGCGGTCAACCTTCCATCTGCCATCCCCCCCCCTCCCGGTCCAGATCAGGCGGTGGACACCCTGAAAGCCCTCTTTTTACTGCGCCTAACCTATGAAAGGTCAACGACAGTCAATGCAAGTCATTGTTTTCGATGAGAATTTCGGGCGGCTCATCGATGACGGACTCATCAATCGGCTCTAGATCAGCGAGAAATGCACCATCGAAGCTGACTGTTTCGACCCGGTCGATGAATGCACCGTTCGCCTTAAGCAACAGCTCCAACGCTCTGATCCGGGAACTGGATTGATCACCATCATTTGCCTCCTTCTCAAGCTGCGATAGGTAGAGAGCGATCTTTGTGTCTGAGTCCTGCATAAGTTCGGTCCTTTTAGCGGCAATGGCTTGTTGAAGGTAGGGTTTGGTTAGGTTCTCGGTAGCTTGCTGTTTAGCATTATCAGGCTTGTAACCTGCTTCTCTTGCAGCCTGAGCGCCGTTACCCGACTCAATGTATCGAGCGACGAATAGCTCCTGCTTTAGTGTAAGTGTCCTCTGTGCTTGCTCTGTCATCT